CCAGCGATGGCGCAGCCTCCAACGCTTTCGACGACGAAATCTCTGCAAGCCTGAACCGTTGAAACCCTGAACTGAAGGAAACACGACCATGACTATGTACACATACCCTGAAGCCCTGAACGCGATGGAAATGATCATCTCTGACCTCTTCCGGCGCGCCGGTTGGCAACACACCGATGTCAAGGTGGTTGCTGATAGCGTGACTGGCACAGCCTCTGTCGATTGGAGGGGGGACGGGCAAACGCAATGGCCGCGTTCCTACGTGACCGTCAACATGCCCGTGCGCCCTGCCCAGTACCGCATGACCGCGACTGAGTTTGAACACTATGCAGCCTACGTCATTCACGAGGTTGGACACCCTCTGTGGACGTCCAAAAGCGTTTGGCTGCGGGCTGTCGCGACTGGCCGTCATACGTTGCTCAACGCGTTGGAAGACGTGCGGATTGAGAAAGCCACGATTGACGCCAACCTTGCGCTGAACACGCGCAGAGCCCTAGGGGCTCTGTGCGACAGCCTGAACACGAAAGCCCTGTCAGAGGGCTATGACCCCAACGACCTCAAATCCCTTGGTTGGACCCTGAGCTTTCTGGGTCGTGGGGCGAATGGGTATGAAATGGACGTTGCGAGCGTACGCAACCGGATTGACCCTCAGGGCGAGGTTGCGAGCGTTCTGGGCTGGGCTCTGTCAGACCTCGCAGCCTGCCGTTCCACGCAGGCCTGCCTTGACCTTGTCGACAAGATCATTGCAGCCCTGAATGCAGGGCGAAAGAGCAATCCGGGCAAGCCCCGCAGCAATCCGGGCAAGGGTCAGCCCCAGCCACCGCAGGGCGAGCCGCAGGAAGGCTCTGAGGGCGAGCCTGAGGCTCAGGAAGGCAAAGGCAGGGCAGGCGCTCAGTCGGGCTCAGGCGAGCCGCAGGAAGGCTCTGAGGGCGAAGGGCAGGGCAAGGGCGAGAACGGTACGGCTCAGGGCTCAGGCGAGCCGCAGGAAGGCTCTGAGGGCGAAGGGCAAGGCAAAGGCGAGGGCGAGCCTCAGGAAGGCTCTGAGGCTCAGGAAGAGGGCGAGAACGGCTCGCAGTCGGGCGGCAATGGCAAGGGCTCGCAGGGCTCAGGCTCTGGGCAGAAATCGGGCGAGCCTGAAGAGGTCACGGGCGCAACCTTCGAAGAGGTTGACCTCGCCCCCAACCACAACGAGGTCATGACCTCAGACCAGCGCGGGTTTCATACCCAACAGAGCCTTGTCGATGTCTTGCGCCGTGGGACCGTGTTGCCCCGCAAAGTCCCGCAAATCACGGGCAAGGATTGGAACGACACGCGGCGCATGGTGGAAGAGAACGCAGCCCGAATGGGCAAACAGAGGGCTTTGCTCGCAAGAGCCCTCAGGAAGGCAGAGCTTGACGATTACGAGGGGGGACGCGTTTCGGGCAGGCTTGACCGCAGGGCAGGCGCAAAGCTCATAGCGGGCTCGCCTGCCGTGTTTGGAAGGCGCTTGCTCACAGAGGGCTACGACACCGACGTGGAAATCCTGATTGACGGCTCGTCTTCCATGTCAGGCGCAAGCGCTCGCGCAGCCGCAACCCTCGCCCTCGTCGTGGCGCAGGCTGCGGCTCAGGTTGGCGTGGATTGCTTCACGCACGTTTTCTCAGACTGGGGGCTCAGGGCTGTCACAGAGGGCAAGCGCAAGCCTGAGAGCAAGCTATTCGGTTATGCAGCCTCAGCCCCACGCGGTGGAACGCCGCTCACGGAGAACATGATACGAGCCGCGCATATGCAGGCTGCGCGGGCTCAGGGCAAGCGCAGGATCATGTTCGTGGTGACTGACGGGGCGTGTGACATGGGCACACATATCGTCAAGGCTGCAGGCGAGTATCTTGAGGCTTGCATGGGCGTGGAAATCGCCAACCTTCACATTGGCTCGTTCGACCTGAAGGCGTTCCGCAACACGGTGGTTGTCAGACCATGGGACGTTGCGACTGCGGGGCTGAAATCCATGACTGACCTCTTGGAAAAGGGAGCCTAGGCTCCCTACAACCCTAAGCCCTTGAACCCGCTTGGCTACAACCAAGCGGGTTTTTTCGTGTTTTCTACCTATGGGTTGTGCTGAAAATCGAATTTCGCGCAAACCCCCAAAATCGCCATACAAGGCCGTACAGCGAGTTTCTCAACCCCCCATGCTGCATTCCCTATAAAAATCTCAAGGCTCTGTAGTAGGGCTCTACGTGTCAGCAAAGTGTAGAATACGTTTTTGCCGGTTTTTGATCAAGAAATCTTTACTTGCTCAATAGTCCATCGTTTAAGATCTCATTATGTAATATTGAAGTATTCAAAGGTATATTTTCGCCCTCTGTCAGAGGGTTGAAGCTGTAGCGCAAGTATGGAATGATACATCACCCGTTTTTGACCCCAGTATAGGGCGCTAGGTTGTGGTCGTTTCCGTTGCACCTATAAAGTTAAACGCCCGTCAGGAACAATTTGCGAGTGAAGTCGCGAATGGCGTTCCCGCCTCAGTTGCGTACGCTAAGGTTTATGCGCATGACGCGCACAACTGTGAGAGGCAGTCGGTTCGCCTATCTAAAATTGTCCGGGTTCGCGAGCGCATCTTTCAGTTGCGCACCTATAATCAGGCCGCAGCGCGTGTAACGCTGCCGTTTTTGACGCGCAAGTTGTACGAGATTGCTGACCTCGCGATAGGTTGCGAGCAATACAATGCCGCGCAATCTGCGATCATGGGCGTGGCCAAGTTGCATGGGTTTTTGGTTGATCGCGCTCAGGTTGAACTGGTCCTGCGCAAGCCCGCTGCAACCCCTGAGAGCCCTGACGAGATGGACGAAGCCTCATGGTTGCGCGACTTCGGGTTGCAGCTTGAGGGCTCACTGGTCACCGGTGATATACCACCGGAGACCGGTGACATATCACCCATGACCGACGACGGTACAACCCTGCGGTTGCAGAGCCCTGAAAGCCCAATGAAATCAATAGGTTAACCGCGAGTTGTGTGGCTCTGGGTTGTACCGGAGCCTCACGATACACGCAACCAGAAGGTTGTGCTGCGATAACAATTGAAATGTTAAACGTCTAACACAACCTTTTTTCGCCCCAAGTATAATTTTGACTATTCTTCAAGTAAAAAAACTCAATGATTTCAATGGCTTAGCGTCTAGGTTGTGCACGTGTAGGTTGTGGACCCCGGAGGGCTTTGCCCAAAAAGTGGGCATACAACCTAGGGTTGTTGGGCCGAGCGAAGCGAGGGTCTACACTCATCCAAACGCCCCAAACAGAAGAGCCTCGGACCCCGTACCCGGTTTGTTCTTAGCGGGGGGACCCGAAACCGAAAAAGGATGGGACCCAAATGAGCCAGAGCCTCGCCGGTCTCTCGCGCAAGGTCGTCATCGGCTTCAAGCCGCAACCCGGCCCGCAAGTCGCATTCCTACGAGCCCCCTTCGACATCGTCGTCTATGGCGGGGCTCGCGGGGGAGGAAAGAGCTACGCAGCCCTTGGGGAATTCTGGCTCCATGCTGAGCGACACGGACCCGACGCGAAAGGTTTGATGATCCGCAAGACGAGGGAGGACCTCAAGGACACAATCGATGTTGCGATGAACATGTACGGGAGCGCCGCCGTCTGGCAGGACCAGAAGAAATTCTTTCGGTTCCAGAACGGTGCTGTCTTCCATATGGCATACTTGGAGAGCGACAGTGACGCGCAGAACTATCAAGGGTGGTCCCTCACTCGCGTATACGTTGAAGAGTTGACCCAATATGCGGACAACCGAGGCATTTTCAAGCTCTTGGCGACCCTACGCTCAACCAAGCGCGGCATCAAGTGCCAGTTTCGCGCCACATGCAATCCCGGCGGTCCCGGCCACGTCTGGGTCAAGCAGTGGATCATCGACAAGGGACCCATGAAACCTTATACCGACCCTGTCTCAGGGCTCGTGCGGGTGTTCATCCCGGCCAAGCTCTCCGATAACCCAGCCCTGCTTGCGAATGATCCCACCTATATCAACAAGCTGAAGGGCTCCGGGTCTCCTGAACTTGTCCGTGCATGGCTTGAAGGAGACTGGAACGTAGTGGAAGGCGCGTTCTTCCCGGAGTTCAGCTATGACAAGCATGTGATCCCCGACATCAAAATACCAGCCTCGTGGATCAGATTTCGCTCTGCCGACTGGGGCTCCGCGAAACCGTTTTCGATTGGATGGTGGGCGGTGGTGCAGGACGACCTCAGGATGGAGGACGGACGGGTCCTCCCCGCTGGTGCCATCGTCCGTTATCGAGAATGGTACGGAGCCGATCAGCCCAACCAAGGCCTGAAACTGCCCGCCGAACTCGTGGCGAAGGGCATCAAACAGCGTGAGCGGGGCGACGAGATCAGCTACGGGGTGCTGGACCCAGCGGCTTTCGCGGTCATAAGCGGTCCATCGATAGGAGAGACCTTTGCCCGCAACGGCGTGATCTTCCGCCGTGCCGACAATACACGCCTGTCCATACCGAAGCGCATGGGCGGTTGGGACCAGATGCGTTCCCGCCTCCGGGGTAACGAAGACGGCAACCCAATGATTTTCTTCACCCAGTCCTGTCATGCGATCCTCCGTACGCTGCCGATGATGCAGCATTCCGAGGTCAATCCCGAGGACCTCGACACCGATGGCGAGGACCACGCCGTTGACGAAGCTCGCTATGCTTGCATGTCGAGGCCATTTCGCGCACACTTTACACAGAGCGCCGAAGATCGTAATCCTTTTCTGGTGCGCAACGCTTTCCGGCTGGACGACCTGAAGTGATCCATGGCGCTGTCCTGCCTCACGTAGGAGGATACGATGGCCAATCCCGTTGATCGCAACCAGTTGGCCAACACCATGATGATGCTGTTTCGGGGCGGAGCCCCCGGCGGCGATCCCTACGCCAATGAAAGTTCAGGGCCTTTCGCAAATTCTCCGCGCATCTATGGCCGATCCCAAGGAGCCCCGAAACCCGCAGCCGCAGCGCCCAAAGCCAAGGGTGCCGGGAAACGCAAGGCCGCGACCGGGCCGAACAACGTCCCGATCCCCGGACCTCCGCCCGTCAGGCCCCAGCCGGTGGGAATGCCGATGGCCGGAAACGCCACCAGCCCCTCGTCGCTGATGGAGAGCCCCAACCTCAATGCCACGAGCCCCTCGTCGCTGATCCAGACGCCGCCGGTTACTCCGAGCCCCCAGCCTTACGGAGGCCCCATGGCCGCTGCCGACAGGGCTCCCCTGAACCCGATCACCCAAGCTGCCATGGCGATGAACCCCAATCCCGGACAAAACCCTCTGGGCCTTGGCAACTACAATCCGCTCACCAACGCCGTGGACCAAGCACCGAGAGGACGTTTTCGCCCCACGCCGATTGCCGGGATGGTTCCCGGCGGAGCCATGACCCCCGGCACCGCCCAGCCCGGTAACACCGGCATGGGACCCAGCTACGCCGATTTCTGGCGGCTGATGCAGGGCGGCAGCGGCCACGGCCAGATGGGCACCTGATCGATGGCGGTCACCACCAACTTTCCGCCCCAGCCACCCCCGGTCGCCCCAACTCTCTCAGCCGAGGTTGGAGACCCTGCCCGCCCGCCGGTCGTGCCGGAGGAGAGCCCCGAGGACGGCATAAACGCCTCCTACTGGGAGCAGTGCCTCGCCGATGCCGAGCGCGCCGAAAAAGACTGGCGCACCAGAGGCCGCGAGATCGTGCGGATTTACAGGAACGACGGCTATTATACGCCGCAGGGCAAGAAAAAGCTCAATAACGACATCAATTTCAATATTTTATACGCCAATACCGAGGTGATGCTCCCGAATATCTATTCGACGCCGCCCACCCCGGTCGTACGTTCACGTTTCATCAAGCATTCAGAGCCCGCCCCTCCGCCGATCCCGACGCCGATGGGTCCGATGCAGCCACCGCCGCCCCCAAGC